AAACTATTATAGAATTTACAATAGAAGCATTAAAGTCTGCTCCACTAGGTGCAGTATATAAAACAGTAAGATCGGTTGAGGTTAAATCAACTTTTGCATTTGTTAAACCTTGTATGTATTGAGGAATACTAGTTACTAACATTATCTTCTTCCATCAGCTCTAATATCAACTCGTGGAGTACCAAGTTTATACTTAGTTCCTAACGATGTTGAATCTATTCGTAAAGCAAACGCTCTACCTCGAAGTCTATAATCTAACTTTTCTGTAAATTGCTCTACTGGACTTGTAGAAGATCGTTGTGTATTTCCATCTTGTGTTTGACTAAAATTAGAACCAGGAAAATTTTTTACTTTCATTGTAAAATTAACATCTGGATTTGTTGCGGTAGAACCATTAAAACTTATGTCAGGTATAACTCGTTTAAGAAAAATAAACTTGTCTCCTTCACCAATATCTATTGGTGCTGTTTCAATAAAAGATGTCATTGCAGAACCATCATCATCGTAACCTGTTTCATGGTTATATAAATATTGACCACCTGTTGCTATAGGTAATCTTCTAATACCTCTGTCAATCCATGCTTGTCTTGCAAGCGTGCCATAATACCAAACTTTTTCTAAATAATTGTATGCTACATAAGCGTCTATTTCTGTGTTGTTTTTTGTTGGGTAAAACCATAATATTTCACCAAATTCAGAATTTACTCCTGCATGAACTTTGTCGCTTTCTTCAAAGTTAAAATCTAAAAATATTTTATCTTTAACAGTGCAAGGTAATTGTTGTGTTTGACCACCAGAGTATAAATAAAATGTGTCAACACCCATCCAGAAAACATTGTCTTCAACAGCAATAGCTGAAGCAGGGCTCATAATTGTTATATTTTTAGAAAGTTCTTGAAGTCCAAAAGTAAATGGAGGACCAATAAATTTCATAGCGTGTAGTGTTTTATTAGTAAACACAAGTATTTGTTGTTTTGTTTCTACAGCTTGAACAAAGGTTGATCCACCACCAAGTCTTAAATCACCTGCTGTATTAGACGCTGTTGGAAACCAATCAATAGGATTTTCTTGAGATGAAAATCTAATTAACAACGGGTCTTGCACGCCATTGCCTTGTGTGGCTGTTGCAGAAGCACCAAATCCATCACATCCAAAAGCTATAACATGTCTGTCTTGGTCTGATACAAGGACTTGTTTAGCTCTTTGTGGTACACTAGTTTTTGTGCCACTAATCGTGCTTAATTCTATGGATCTAGCACTTAAACCGTTTGTTCTATCCCAATAATAAATAGCACCATCTCTTGGGTTAAGAATTAAATCTTCTCCAAAGTTATCATGTGACCATAATCTAATTTGTGCGCCAGGTACAGTAATTGCTGCGGCACTACCCCAACCAACAAAATCATCTGTAGGTAAAATATTGCCAACAGCTAATCGTACAAGTGTATTGTCTGCATGAGTTGTTGCTGTTGTACCACTATGTCCACGAGTTACAGTCATTGTATTGTCATCAGTTGTTGCCGATACAAGCATGAGTTCGTTATCAACTAATATAACATCATTAGCTGTGTTCATACCAGTTTCGTCATCTACATCAATAGCAGTTTCACTGTTATCTAAGGCTTCATTGAGTTGTGTTGATAAAGCACTACTTGTCGTACCACTCCATTGTCCTGCTCCCCAACCAGTACCTCCAACAGTTGTATTTAATCCTGTGTTTAATTGATATGTTCCTACAATACTACCGCCACCATTACCAGTGTCTGAACTATTAGCCGTAGCTGTAGTAGTTATTGTATAAGAGTTAGAACTTATTAATGAAACAATTTTATATTCTGAATTTAACACTGCTGCAGTTATGTTTCCACCTAATGAGGCAGCACCAGAAAATGTTACAAAATCATTCTCATTTGCCCCATGAGCAGGATCTATAACAGTAATCGTTGTTGATCCATTTGTTGCACTAAAAGTAACATCACCAGCACTTGTAGTGTTTCTAATTGGAGTAATATCGTTAAGTGTTTGACCTTCTTCAATATAATATTTTAACTCAGTACCTATACCTAGAAAATCAGAGCCATCAAGTGCTACCCAATTATGCAATCGTCTGGCAGAGCCTTGAAATGTGTTAGTTGTATATTTAGACCAACCACCAAATTTTTCTGGAAAACCAAATCTAAACCTTACTTTATCACCATCAACAAAACCACCCTCATTAGTGTAAGCAGTAATATCAGAAACAATTCCAGGTTTGTATTTTAAAGATGTAAATGGCATTAACCTATTCTCCCTGCTACAGTACCATTGTTTGTTAATGATACATTACTTTGCCCTAATATGTAATACCCAGCAGATCCAGCACTTGATCCTGCTGCTCCATTTGTAGGAGCTGTTGATGGGTAAGATATAGTTGTTCCAGAGCCATTGCCCCCAGCAGATCCTGCAGTCCCATTAGCTCCTAATGCACCGCCTGCACCGCCTGCACCACCTGCACCTGCATTTGTTCCTGCACTTCCTGCACTACCACCACTTGTGGCTGATTGAGCAAAGCCTTGACCAACACCACCTGCACCGCCACTACCACCAGTTGACGGAACATTAACCGCAAGGGATAATGAAGAATTCATATTATTATAAAAGAAATTTCCATTTGGAGTAGAGCTTCCATATGGTCCTTGTGTATAATTACAAAAATAATAAGTTGTGTTTGCTGCTAAATTTGCTTTAACACCACTCCAAGAAAGACCGCTTCCATAATCTGCTCCGCCTTGCCCTTGGCTTTTTGTATCTTCGGCTGTGCTTATGTTAACAACAGGTGTACCACGATGTCCTGTTTGTCCGTCTTCTGGAAAAGGATCTGATATGGAAGAAGACAAAGAATATTCTGCTGCTGTATTAACTTGAAATGAATACCACATTGGCCCTCTGTTTGATATAGTAGAACTAGCAGATGTTCCTTGTTGAACATTTAATCCCCATTCACCGCTGCCTATACCAGACCATGCTCTTGGTCCAAACTGTGTTAATACAGAATATGAAACAAAGTCAGGTTTATCTCCTACTTTATCTACAACACTTGATATCTGAGCAGCTGTTGAAGCGCTGCCTACACCACCTGCTCCGCCATTGCCGCCTCCTCCACCACCGCCTTTGATGTTAGAACTACTATTATTGACTACAGTTATTGCTACATCTGCTTTGATTGCAGTTCCGCCATCTTGACCAGCAGAACCGCCTTGACCATATATATTTCCTGAATTAGTAACTGTTATAGATCCTGCTCCACCAGAAGGAAATTCTAAAGCAGGTGTACCAGATGCAGTGCTATATAAATTAACACTAGAGTTTACTACAACTTCTTTAGGATAATCCACTGCGTAATCATCGCCAAATATACTCGTTCCTGATTGTTGTGTAGAATTAGAAGAAAATGTTTTTCTCCAACCCTTTGCCTGTGAATAAAAATCACTAAAACTTATAGCTCCACTAGTTGGTATTCCAGCGGCTAAGTTAGTTGCTGTATTATTTGCTGCGTTAGCTTTTACGTTAGTGTTGGCTCCACGGAAATAACTAGATATATCAACGGCACTACTACCGCCTACAAATTCAGCCCTAATATCTGATGCTGATATAGTTCCTGAACCTGTTAATGCCATTATGGGCTTCCATAAGCTGTTATGTTATTTGCTGATGTTACAGCACCACTAGATGCTAGTTTGAATACTGTGGTGCCATTATACTTAAATAATAAATCATTATCACCTGTATCTAATTCTATAGACCATTTACTAGACCCAAATAATATAGACTTGCCATTTGTGTCTAAGTTACCACCTAACTGTGGTGTAGTATCATTAACCAAATCAGTAGGCACTAGAGCAACATTGGCGTTTGACCCTGCGCCATCTGCATAAACAATATTGGTAGCACCATTGGCAATAGCAACAGTTGTCCCACTACCTCCACCTTGTTTGATGGTAGCTGTTTGTCCTGTGCTATTTTTAAATATATACCATTTTTGTTGATCATTAGGATCTATAGTTAAATTAAAAGCACCAGAAGGAGTGCCTCCCAGTATTATAATTTTATAATGGCCATTAGATAATGTTCCATCGCTTGCTGTTAATGTTGTGTTTCCACTAACTGTAAGACTTAAAACTCCATTAACTGTTCTATCAATAATATCTAAATTATTATTAGTTGTGTCACCCCAAGTACCCGCTTGTTCACCAGAACCTATTTTTTCTAAACCACTGTTATTTGTATATGTACTAGCCATTTTTACCTCATACTTCTATTTCTGTCCAAGTTTCTGCACCTGATGGTGTTATTGTAGTGTATGTTTCATCTGCATCTGGCGTTATATTTATAAACAATAAATCTCCAGCTGATGTTTGAGTAAAAACTCCTGTTTTTGTTGCAACACCTGATGCTATTATATTGAGATTTGTGTCTTGTGTAAACTCTGATGTAGAAGTTGCGTCACCTAATCTTAATCTCACACCTACAGATGTTTTTGTATAACTAAAATCTAGTTCTGCATTAGCTCCACTACTTATAAAAGTTCCTGTTGATGTTTGGGTAAATGCAGGTACTAATGTAGAAACA